TCAAAGTCAAAAATAAGAACAAGTGTATTATCGAAAAACTCGATATTAAAATTCGGATACGCACTCAAGGCGTCTATGAGACTGAAAACACAGCAATGCTCAATATAGGGAGAATCAGCAATACTAGAATGCTCGACGTAGGTAGAAATGGCAGTACGTTTAAGGGCATCAATAGAAAGTGCCGAAAACTGTCCATTTTCAATGTAGCCTACCTGGACAAGATCAATCTTAAAGGCAGGGTTAATGCGACGAATAACAACATGAATTTGTGTCATAATTAAAGAGGTTGAGTTAAAAGCGAAAAAAAGTATCTACAAAAATCCGACCAGCGCCGAGATGCGTCATTCCAAAATTCACGACCTTCGGGAGTCTCGTTAAAAAGAAAAGCGCCGGTCAGAAGAAAAGAGTAATCCATGGCGGGGAGTGCCGCATAAGCGCAAACGCGTTGCCGAATGAGGCTGCGAACAGACGTAGTGATCTGTCTAGCTGCTGCGAGATTCCTCGTGAATTTACGATAAAGATGATTGCGGACTAGCCACTCGACGAAAAGATAATCTAAAGCATCAACTCGTAAATCAAACTGACTAAAAGATTTTTGTGCTTTCATAATAGTGTGGTTATTGGTTTACAGTGCGAAGATACAACAAAAGGAATAGATGATAAAGTTCAAAAGGTCGGAGGAAATGTTTAATTTCTCCCATAATAGGCGCGGCGGGCATATGTGGCACCTTCTCTATCGCCACTAGGCCCGTAAAATTCTCTCGACTCTTCGTAACCTTCGGGACCGGCAGGGCCTGCGGCCTTGCGGCCGACGTAAGAAGCACCGGCGATGCCTGCGGCAGTAGCAAAAGCCTTTGTAACATCATAAAACAGAGCGTTTTTGTTTTTGCGGATCGTAAACCAATTACCGGACAGGCTCTGACGACCTTCACCAAGATCAAGACCACGAAGATAAGAGTAATATTCGCGACCAGTAATCTCCTCAAATTCTCCAGTGGGCTCACCCTTCTCGTTGATCAGGGGAACCTTTACAGGGGTTTCCCAAGTGACTTCAAACATGCGTTGCATATCCTTCTGCTGAATGTCAAGAATGTCAGCATGAGAACGGGACTCACGTGCGGAGGCTTTAGAAGCATCGGCGACAGCGCAAAGATAAGCAAGGTTGGCAGCGGCAGACTGCTCGAGAAGAGGAATCTCAGCATCATTTTCAGCACGAATGCGTCTAGTGCGATCAACCTGCTCAGCATAAGCGGCCTGAATACGCTGAAAATCATAGGTGGCAGCGAGATCTGCATACTTGTTGTAAGCCTCCTGATTAATAGCCAACTCGCCATAATAACGAGCGAGCGAAGACTGATTGCCGATGTTAGCTCGCTTTAGTTGCTTCTCGAGTTCGATAAGGGCCTGGCCTTGTTCCTTGGTGGGCATCCTGTTACGAATGTCATCAGCTTGTGCATTATCGAGATTGGCGGCAGCCTTATTGCGTTCGATGGTCGAGTTGACACCCATTGCCTCGAGAGCGACACCTGCAGCGGCAGAGCCAACACCAGAAGGCAGAGGGCTTGAGAAATCAAAAGAACCGCCAGAAGGGCCAGAGGCGCCTACGGAGCCAGCAGAGCCGCCGGACATAGTAGCGTTGACGCCAACGCCCGAAGAGCCAAGAACAGCAGCGGGGGTAACACCGGCTTTGAGATAACGATCAAAAACTTTCGAAGGGTCGTTGTAGGCGTTCTCATAATCGAACTGCTTTTGCCAGTTAGCATAATTAATCTCGCCTTGTTTCTGCATCTGCTCAAGGGCATACTGCTGCTGCAGTTTCATCTGCTTTTGCTGGTACTTCCACTGACGCCTCAAACTAGGTTTAAAAAGGCCAGAGGCGGCCTGACCGCCAGCCGAAAGAGCAGCAGCGCCAAGCATAGCACCGGTGGAAACAGGCTCGACATAACTCTTAAAATCAACAAGTCTCATACTACGGAAGCGTAAAGTTGTTCGAACGAATGATGTAATCTATACGAACAGTGTCGATGTGAACACCATTGCGGTAAACTTTAGCCTGTACGGAACACGAGGACAAGAAAAAGGCAGCCAAAGCAGCGACAATGGACGAAATGAGCGTCCAAAAGGCTTTCGACTTATAAAAGGGTTGTTTAACATCAGACATAGGGACAAAATTTAAAGAACGATAGAAAAATGCGCGGCCTCTCCCGCAGTCGTTACCAATAACCTCTAGCAATTCACGAACTCTTGCGAGAGGGGTCCGCGCACGTAGCATATATCGTCAAGTAAAGGATATACTATTTTTCTTCAGAATTGGAAGATTTAGAAGTAGACTTCGACCTATCCAACTCTGAATCAATAAGTTCCTGTCCAACCTCGAGACCATCGAACTTATCCATGCGGGAAAAGGAGTTCGGGTCAAAATTAATCTCGGGGTTGAATCTCTCACCCTTCTCAAAATCAGAAGGCTCAGCCACCACATCCGGACGACCAGGAAGAACGTCAACGGATCCAGAACCATCGAGAACAGAAAGAATGCGCTGACCGCGAGAAACATAGGCGGGGGCGTCTTCAAGAAGCCAATCAAGTGCCATAAAATCAATGTATTAACGATTAGACAAACGGGTAGCAAATGTCTTGTTGACCAAATTCTTCTTTTGAATAGAATACGAAAGATTGATAAAGAAGTTATCTTCCAGCCTGGAGGCAAACGGAGAGTTTACTTGATCAATATCCACGAACAAGAGGGAATAATACTTATTATAACTCGCCGACAGAACACGCTGTTGGACCCAATAAGAATAAAGAGGGATACCGGTAGAGGCTTTTTGGAATCGAGACAGCTGACCAAGAACCTCATCAAACGAGGACCGAAACTCGTTGAAACACGGTTCGTAGGCCACAGCCTCAGCAGCCGAGGTGGTTCCGAATCCGAATTGGAATCCGGGAACATCCTGATATCCAATATCATTATAAATCGGATTAAAATAATCGGCACCAGTATAATGGAGATAATCAGGGTAAACACCTGCCCAATAGTAGACGGGGCGAATGCTCAGCAAATCAATCATATAGCCAGGTTCGCGAAAATAATAAGACTGACGACGACCAAGACGTTCGTTGAATGCGATAGCGCCACCCTGCTGGCCTAGGGGATTGGTAATACCGTTGTCACCGATCTGTCCGTTAAAGTTGTTATTACCTGCCTGATTCATAACGACCTGAACGTTAACAGTCTGCGAAGCGCTAAAGAGAAGTTTAGGACGGTCTACGTGCTCGATTTTAGAAGCAAAAAAGGTCTCCAACCAGTCACTATAACGAGAACCTCCAGCGCCAAGCAGGTCCTTGTATTCCTGAAGCCGCGAAGCAATAGCCAACTGCGGTATGGTCGAGACGCCGGACATGGAAACGCCTTCAGAGCTACCAACAGGAAGCAATCGACTATAACGATCAGGATTCGAAGGTATAACGGCCATCGGATGGGCGACAAGAAACGCTCCAAGCGTAGTAACAGTCGTAGTGGCAGCGTCAGTAGAGAATTGATTTGCAGGACCCGCGGAAGACAGCGAAGTGTTTCCGGGATAGATGGTAGAGACGGGGTAACCATCCTTAGATGCGGTAATTGTAGAACCAAGGTCTGAAAGCAATATCTGAGAAAAGAGATTTCCTCTATTATATGTATTGTTCGACGACGGCACAGACGAAGGATAGAACTGACTCTCAAAATAAGCATCGAGGAATTCGAGATTTCCGAATCTTTGCGAGAAAAATGTCGAAGTGCTACTGAACTGAGAAACATTATACGCGGTACCGGTGCTATTGGGGATAAAATACCAACTACTAGGCCAAGCAAAAGAATAGAGTCCCCACTGGGAATAACTGTAGTAATTGCGAACAATGTCCCAATAAGCAAGATAAGAATCGGCAGTGCACCAGCCTAAAGGATACGCCAACTGGGCCGTTGTAAGATTAGCAGACACCGGAACATTACTCGAGGTCGGAGTCGGTATAGACGCGGGAATAACACGCAACCAACGAAGCAGCGAGTTGGAATAAGGATAATTATTTGACGTGAATTCGTACGAACCAGTAGTAGAAGCGGCAATAAAATTCAAACTCAAATCGTTCATATCAAACTTGCTGCTATTCGTCCTCATCTCGGGATGATACAACTGAAGTGGCACCCAAAAACGGTGAAGTCGAATAGTATAGGGATTAAATGACGGAACAGCAAGAGGATTACTACGAACGTCAATACCCTGCTCAATAGACACACGGTCACGAGCGTTAATAAAATCGATCCGCACCGGATACAAAATGCCCGGTGTACAAGTAAAGGCTTTACTCTCAGGAACATCATAGCGAGAGTAACCATTTACAGCATGTGAAATGAAAGGTTGTCTTCCCATAAATTAAGTAATTAGTTGAAGTTTATAATGATCTCTCCAAAACTGAAGAATATCCAAATCGAGCCAAGTAGGGGGATCGAAATCTGGCATCCTACGAGAAGACGCAGAGAAGCGCATCATTTGCTTCTGCTCCCACGTATACGACGATCTACGGGATACGGAGGAACTGAGACCAAACCGCTCAACGCACAAAGACACAACACGTTTAACCAAAGAAGAACAGCTAAAGCGTGCATAAGAATCAGCAGCGGTAATCGAACGAACAACTTCGTCTTCCGGTTTAAGATATTTAAGGTAGTATCGAGGAATCGAGTAGTTATAATTGATCCTGCTCTCAGAATCGAAATAAGACCACGACGAAACACGAGCAGAAGGACGAGGCATATAGCCAAGAAAATCACCAACGCCAGCAGATACGAATTTTCTCGTATAACGGCGATGCTGGAGGAGGCAAGATAAAGGTGTAAGATTTCCATCTACGGTAACATATTTATCCGAGATTTCCTCGGGATTAAATTGAATTTGTTTAGTAACATACTTTACGCAATAGCGAGCGCGTTTATGGGTAGCCTTCGCGAGCCACACAAAGCCAAGATCTCGAACAGCAGAGCGAATAGTGTTATAGAGAACGTTTGTGCCAAACAGAAAGCCATGAAAATGTAATCGAGGTTCATTTCCTGTTTCCGGGTGAGTACCGAACTCTTGAAAAAAGGCATGCTTAAACGAATGGCCGAGTTTATGCCGCAAGCGCTCGTTAAAACGGCGGATGAACCGGGAAGGGTCGAGCAAGGCTTCATTGTAATACTTCGGAGCAATAGTTATCGTAATAAAAATGGCCTGCTGGCTATTGGCCTTACAATAGGTAAGTTCGCGCTCTAAGCGCACAAACCAATCATTACGCTGACGACGCAAGCAGTCTTCACACTTTCCGCAGGGAACCATCAGCCACTGGCGGGCGATATCCCAAGGACGAAGAGCTAAGGCCGATTTAGCGACGTCAGAACCATTTCGGCAAGGATTCTTCTTGTCAAAATAGCGACGATTGCGTATCCATATGGGAGAAGAGCAAGCCATTAGAGTAAACTTCGAAGACAATCAAATTTAATGCCAGGGTGATTAAGACGACAACGAACAAGGTAATCATTCGCAGGGATCTCGTCGGCAAACCAAGCAATAACAACTCGTTTCCGACCTCTGTATGCGCCAATAGAATAGCGAAGAGGAATGCTATTGATAGTAGGGGAAAATCTAGGACGAAAATCGAAATAATCCATAATTAAAAAGATTACTTTGCGCTTCGAAAGACGGTACTTTCGAACGCGAAAACTACTACGTTTCGCCGGCCGACAGCCTTAACGGCTGGGACGCTGCGCGTCTTCGGCCTCCATGGCTTCACTCCGTTCGGGATATACCGGCAAAGCCGGTGGGCAAAAAAGCCCGCAGGAGAAGAAGTGTCTCCTGGGGCCTGATAAATCAAAGAACTTTTCCACCGAGCGGGCGGGTTACTACTTTAGTTCCCTTTCCCTTCTACCTACGTCGAGCATTCCAGTATTGCTGATTCTCCCTATATTGAGCATAGTTCTGTTTTTAGACTCATAGACGCCTTGAGTGCGTATCCGAATTTCGATATCGAGTTT